CGAAGAAAGCTCAAGAAGCTCGCTGTCAAGGTGAAGAATGAGGAGATTTCGTATGAAAATGTAGAGAACATGTTTCGAGGCTGGATGGGAGGCTTCTATAAGCTTTTATCCAGGGAGCAAAGGAAAAACTTAATAGGTCTCTATGAAGATTTGTTTGAAAAATCGATTACGATTGTCAACAAAAAGATCGTTGTAACCGACAAAATCAAATAAATATTGGAGGATGCTAAAATGGAGCCATGGTTTCAAATGGTAGCAACAATTGTTTGCGCCGTCATAGCTTCTTCTGGGTTTTGGGCGTATATCCAGAAACGAGGCGAAAAGAAAGATGTAAAAACTCAAATGCTCATTGGATTAGCGCATGACCGGATTGTGTATCTTGGAATGTGTTATATCGAACGAGGATGGATCACTCAAGACGAGTATGAAAACCTCAATGATTACCTTTATAAACCTTATGAAAAAATGGGTGGGAATGGTTCGGCACAGAAAATCATGCTGGAAGTCAATAAACTTCCCATCCACAAATCGACATATGTTGAAGAAAATTAGTAGGAGGAAAAATCGTGATGGAACAGATTATGAATTATGTGCAGCCGGAACTGATCGTCGTGGCGATTGTCCTGTACTTCTGTGGTATGGGTCTGAAACAGACGCAGACAATTAAGGACAAGTATATTCCGCTGATTCTCGGTGCTTCTGGCATCGTCCTTTGTGGGATTTGGGTTCTGGCAACGTGTCCACTGGGGAACGGTCAGGAGATTGCAATGGCTATATTTACGGCAATCGTTCAGGGAATTTTAATGGCGGGCCTCAGTACCTATGTGAATCAAATTATTAAACAGGCAAATAAAGACGAGTAACTGGAGCGGGCAACCGTTCTTTTTTTATGTCTCAAAAAGAGAGGATGAGAGAATATGGCTATTAACAAAGTAATTTACGGTGGAGAGACATTGATCGATTTGACCGGCGATACCGTAACTGCTGATAAGATTCTTTCCGGCTTTACCGCCCATGACAAGGGGGGGGAGTCAATCACAGGTACTTGTGAATACGATGTAGATTCTTCCGATGCGACGGCTGCTGTTGCTGAAATCCTTCAGGGAAAGACCGCGTACGTACGAGGTCAGAAACTGACGGGAACCATGAAGAATAACGGAGCGGTGACTGGAACGATTTCTGCTAAGGATGAAGAGTACACCATTCCGCAGGGACACCATGACGGTTCTGGTAAAGTTGGTATTGCGGCATCAGAAAAAGGGAAACTTATTCCAGACAACATTCGGGAAGGTATTACCTTGCTGGGTGTAGAAGGCGCCATGTCTGGTACAGAAGATGCCAAACCCCAGGCAAAGACAGTTACTCCTTCAACGGAAGCCCAGACAATTCTTCCGGATTCTGATGACGGATACAATTATTTGTCTCAGGTTACGGTTGAAGCAATCCCATACAATGAGAGTGAAAATCCCGCTGGAGGTACTACGGTAACTATCGGGTAGGAGGGAGGCTTAAATGGCTACAAGTAAAGTCGTTTACAGCGGCAGAACCCTCATAGACCTGACTGGGGATACTGTAACCGAAGAAACTTTGCTAAGAGGATACACAGCTCACAAAGCAAATGGGACGAAAATCGTAGGGACAGCGTTTGCTAATTATCCGGATCGATATTCGTTTCTTGACCCCATCCAGGATTCAACCGGAGAAAACATCCTTGATAATTTGAATAACGTACTACAGGGCGAAACGGTGTATAAAAAGGTGTAGAAATGTCGTTTACTTCTTGAGCATTCCTACACCTTTGCCGTTTGAGTACCGTAAACACTGGATTTTTTGTTTCTATTATAGAAACTTACTAGACAAGAGATTTGTCAAAAATCCAGTAAAATCAATACTTTTAGAAGTGGTTAGGAGTGGGTAAAAGCAGGGAAATGTAGGTAACTCGTACATTATTCCTGCACCATTCCTATATCTATATTCCTACACTTTGTTAAGCGTCCGAACCCTTTTCTGGCTCAGAGATGTCGTTTCTTCGGCTGCTTTCGCTGGTGTAGGAACCAATGGTAATACGCACCACTCAGACGCTTCGAATCCTAATGGGGTTCGTCCGGTCTACAAGCTATTTTATTTTTTCAATCTCTTCTCGCAACCAATCAAATTCTCTAGCCGTATAGACCTTTTCCGTAATATCCGTGATCTTATGTCCCACCATATATTTGATGGCGTACTCATCCACGCCATATTTTTTTGCCATCGTGACGAAATGTTTTCTGCCATCGTGCGGACGGTGTTCAGGGTTTAGATTAAGCTCGTCACGAATGCGGCTAAATACTCTTTGATAGCGGTTATAGGTAAGCTTGATATTTTTCTGTCGGCTATCTGGATCGACATAGTTAAAAAGATATTTGCTTCCTAGCTTTTCGGCTTCTCTATATTTTCGTTCCACAAGGGATTGAATTCTGGGATGGATAGGTACGGTTCGGTCTTCGCCGGCTTCTGTTTTCATGCCACCAGTAAAGATCCATTTCGATAAATCAACATTGCTCAGTTCAATCAATCCCAATTCCTGTGGTCTCCAACCAGAATAACATTGAATCAGAAGAACATCAACACAATATTTATCATCAACATGTTCCCAAAGTAACTTCATTTCATCGTCGGAGAATGGAATGTGTTCCTTCTTGACGGTCTGAATTTCTTTGATGGTTTCATCAGTCAAGGTAAAAGTTCGAGCGTAATTCTGTTTGACAATTTCATATTCCAAAGCATAATCCAGCATCAGGTTGAATAGAGACTTGATTTTGTTCTTCATGGAAGCGCTCGGTTTCTGCTCTTTTCCCTTTACGATGGCGACGCCCTCATCCATACAGCCTTTCACATGGCGAGCTCGGATATCCATAACTCGCATATCATAGACAGACGAACAATACGCCCATGCAGAGTCTACGGCTCTTGCACTGGAATCATTCTTCAAAGTCTTGAAATATTCTTCGGTCCACTTTTCATACAGTTCTTTTGCTGTGATAGCGGGTTCCAAATCATATGGATTCTTATTGTACTCTACCAAGGCTGCATACGCATCGTTATAGGTTGGAAAATAAGATTCCGGCTTTAGTGGCTTGCAGATCGGCTTTCCCTCTGGCGTTTTTCCAACTGTAACCATGGCCCGAAAAGGGTTTCTTAGATTCCGGTTCTTAATTTCACTGATCTGTCCAAACCCATTAGGGAGCCGTCTCCGTTTGTTATTTTTACTTCGAGGCTTCCTAGGTCTGACATCTGGCTGCATGGGATAACCACAATGGGGGCAGAATGTCGCCTTGTCGCTTACCTGCAACTCACATTCAGGGCATTTTATCAACATGCTTCATACCTCCTCAATACCTTTGTAAAACGAGATTTTCCGTGTGGCAAGGTTGATTTATCATCAGTAATCATATATGATGGTGTAGGAATTGTCAACTCCTACACTAAACTTTTTAAAGGGATGGGTATATGGTTAGTGATGAAAAATTAACCTGTCGAAACTGCGGGGCAAGGGTGAAACGGTATGATAACGTGTCGAGAATTGTGCGAACAAAAGGAAGAAAAACATCATGGGTAAAGGTGGAACGGTTTCGTTGCCCTGTTTGCGGACAGATACATAGAGAATTGCCGGATTATATTTTTCCATACAAACAGTACGAAGCCGAGGTAATTCGTGGCGTTCTGGAAGGATTTATTACTTGCGAAACATATGGATATGAGGATTACCCTTGTGAAATGACGATGATTCGATGGAGGAATTCGCAGGAATTACAACTCCTTTTGTGAAAGATAAAACGAAAGGAGATTCATAATGTCAAAAGAGGAAAAGCACTTACAGACTAAAATTCGAATATTTGAGGATATGCTTTTACGATGTAAGAATTTTGGTCAAGCAGAAGCGATTCAAATCGAATTGACAAGAATGAGAGCAAAATTACAAAAATTATATTTCAAGAGAATGGAGTCCTAACAAGGGCTCTTTCTTTTTGTCGTTTTGCCACTGAGGTTGTTTTAACAAATTGCGGTTNTATCGTTTGGAGAACTATTTTTAAAGGGATGGGGAGAATGGTTAAAAATCAAAAGAAGCCGTTGGTGGCGGCTTCTCGTGATGAATTACTTTGTGTAGCATTGCCTGTAATTCATAGGCTTTTTGGTGTCTTTATTCTTCAGAAGGAAAACCAGGTACTCGGGTAAAAGTTTGGATTCCTCTTTCGGCTTAAAGCACTTAGAATAAGAGACGTACTGCTTTTTGACCAATGACCATCACCTCCATCCCTTTAAAAATAGTTCTCCTTTCGATACTTTACATTCTAACTGTGGTTTTTCATTCAGTCAATGTAAATAGCCACCGAGGTTGTTTTAACAAATTGCGGTTCTTATCCTAGAATAGCCGTTGAAAGGAGGTAACAGCCAATGGAAGAAATTATATTTGCGCCGGGGTCTGTTCCGGTAGCGGTCGTTGCCAGGGTGTATGGGAAAGATGCTTCCTGGGTTCGAGCCGGTATCATATCCGGATGGCTTCCTATTGGAAAGGCTACTAGAAACGGAAAGTTGATTACCAACATTGAAGAGATGAATTCGAAGTATGGACGCATTAACTTTTATATTTCTCCGAAGCGGCTCTGGGAAGAAACCGGATATTTATGGAAAGGAGAGAAGCGTTAATATGGGAACAACGATTCGCCCGGAATTATCTGAGAAAAATCCATATTGGATTGAACGTCATCGCTACTATGAACTGAAGCATTTCTGTTTACAGTATCCGATATGGAAGAAAGCATACGCCGCCCTGGATGGGCTTAGCCGGCGGCCTTCTGATATGGAAGTATTTTCAAAGAACGGGGTGGTTGGCGATCCGACTGCTCGATGTGCAGAAGCTCGATCTCACTATTTAGAGCGTATGAAGACGGTCGAGCAAGCGGCGATTGCGACAGATGCAGAGTTATCCACTTACATTTTAAAAGGAGTAACCGAGGGATGGTCCTACGATATATTGAAAGCTAGGTTAAATATTCCATGCTGCAAGGATGTTTATTACAACTTGTACAGACGATTCTTCTGGTTACTGAATAAAGTGAGGGATTGAAATGAAGATTGTAGACATAGCAGTCAAAAAAGTCTATCGCTTCAACTGTCCGAATTGTCAAAGTCGATTGGAGGCGGACAGCAAAGAGGTGGTGGATATCGGAGGAAAGGTGTGTAAATTCCATTGCCCCGTGTGTCGGAAAGAGCGATATATTGCCTGGTCCGACATGAGAAAGAAGATCGTGTATGAGGGCGAAGGAACGCAGAAATAACATCTCCTATTGTGAAAGGAGAGTGACACATAATGGAAGAACTTATGAAAATCAACGCGAAAATTAGAAAACAACAAATTGGTAGACTGTTTGCGGCTGGGGTATGTGCGTGTTGCGGTATTGGATTGTTAGCGAGTTATAGCTACCAAAAAGGTATCACGGCGTGCCAAAAATCAATAGCAAAGTTTTACCCAGATGAGTATGAATCTTTAACAGCGAAGGTTTTAGAAACATTTGAACGGGAAGGGGTTACTAAATTTTAAGAGATTGAGCCAGCAATGGCTCTTTCTTTTTTATCCTAGGTTAAAACACAGTACCAAGGTATCCGAAAGACATGCTATGTTGATATTTGAAAAAATCCCGGGTGGGAAATCTGGAAAAAGGTTTTTGAAAGGAAGAACAAAATATGGAGCTGGTTATTTGCATTATCGTTGGTATTGTTATCGGAATTGTCTTCGGACGACAGGTATTCCGAAGGGATGTCGTTGGTTCGCTGCGGGTTGATCAATCCGATCCGGACAGCGGACCTTATTTGTTTTTGGAGCTGTCCCATAAGGGAGCGGATGCGATATATAAGAAAAGATATGTAGTCTTGAAAGTCAACATCAAAAATTATATTTCGCACGAATAACAAGTCCTTTTATGGAGCAGTTAATGAATTCACGAAAGGAGAACTAAAATGAGTGAAAACATCAAAGAATTGTTGAATGAGGAGATAGCAGCGGAAATTCAAGCAATATCTTCTCTGGATTCGGGTAGCGAAGAGAAATCAAAGGCTATAGAGGATCTGGCAAAACTCTACCGTTTGAGAATCGAGGAAACCAAAAGTGAGCTGGACGCAGAGGATAAGCGAAGCCGGCGTACGTTGGAAAGTGAAGCAAATGTCCGGGAGAATGAGATTAAGAAATCTCAGTTGGACGAACAGATCAAAGCCGACGTACAGGATGAGCAGTATAAGCGTTCTCAGCTTGACGAGCAAGTGAAGGATCGATATTTCAAACTGGGGATTGCAGCGGCAGAACTTCTCATACCGATAATGTTCTATGGTATCTGGATGCGGAAAGGATTCAAGTTTGAAGAAACGGGAACCTATACCTCAACAACATTCAGAGGATTATTCAATCGTTTTAGACCGACAAAGAAATAATTAACCGGTCAGAAATGAGGAGGGCGTGATTTACACATGTCCTCTTCGTTTTTGCGTGATTTTTACAGCTTCTCTTATGGAAACCGATAGATCTTGAGAGGAGGAAGAGGAGTATGGACGAAATGAAAATCAACTCAAAATTTACACGGATGTTGCTTTCGAAATTAGCAAAAGGGGTATTACATAAAAAGCTTGGATATAACGTAGATATCCAGTTAAACGAGTTGAATGCTTCGATTTCAGATGAGAAAGCGCACGTACATGTGAGTATTGATGCAGATATGAGTAAAGAAGAACTCATGAAAATTCTGAAGAAAATCGGTTTAAATTAAGAGGATTGAGCCAGCAATGGCTCTTTCTTTTTACTTCGCAAAATTTACAATTCCTATTATGGAGAAACAGTTAGCTCATTGGCAGAGCGCCACACTTCCGTGGAGGTAATCGGTTCGAGTCCGATACTGGTTCTCTTTTATTTTTTTATCAATCAAGAAAGGGGGATTTTAAGAAGGTGGTCAGAAATTTGAGTTTGGACGAATTGGCGTTGATTCTATGTGATATGTACGAAATGGACGAATGGTTGCCAAATCCGGTATTCGACAAGAAAGAGTTCACTAGGGTGAGCAATACATTGTGGGCGATTGGAGAATTTCGAAATTATGTAGCCGATCATATTTTTCCCCAGACCAAAACGTCCATAAAAAATTTAGAAGCGATGGCTCGATCATTTATAGAAAAAATGGATGACTTTGCTTCTATGAATCAACAGAACAGTTCTATATTTACCACCGCTAAGATGGTTGGAGAAAATATTCAAGATCTGTTATATGCCATGGAATAGGATAAAACGAAAGGAGAATATTATGCAAAAAGTTAAAATCTTGAAAAGAGTCGGGCGTCAATTATATCGCTCATCTCCGACAATTTTAACGGTAGTAGCTTCTATTGGAGTCATTGCAACAACCATTACGGCTGTTCAGGCAACCCCTAAAGCAATAAAATTGTTGAAAGAGGCAGAGCTGGAGAAGGGCGAAAATCTAACTAAATTAGAAATCGTCCGAGTAGCGGGGCCGACTTATATTCCTTCTGTACTGCTGGGAGTTTCAACTATTGCTTGTATCTTTGGAGCGAATGCATTAAATCAAAAGAAACAGGCTTCTTTGATGAGTGCATACGTTATGCTCAATGAATCCTATAAGCAATATCGGAAGTCAGCCAAGACAGTTTACGGAGAGGATGCGGATGATAAAATCCATGCGGAAATGGCGAAAGATGCCATGGTGTCTTCCTACGACTGGGGTTATCAGGTTTACAACATGGACATGGATTCTGAAAGTGAACGGTTGCTTTTCTATGATCTTGCCTCAAAGAAGTATTTTAGAACCACAATGGCAGCGGTGTTAAACGCCCAATATCATGTAAATCGGAATCTTTCCATTAAAGGCGATTGTTCATTAAATGAATACTTGTCATTTTTAGGTGTCGAAGGCATAGACGGAGGCGATGAACTCGGATGGGATATCAGCTATATGGTAGAAGAAATGGATTGCTATTGGTTGGATTTTGATAATTACAAATCAACGTTGGAAGATAGCTTGGAGTGCATCATTATAGACACGATGGCGGTCAACAAATTTGAATGATTCGCAAAAATTACAGACCGTATTATGAAAAGGAGGCTAATGCTTTATGAAAAACAAAAATTTTATCAAAGCCATTGGGATTGCAGTTACGGCGATCGGATTTGGAGTAAGTATTCTTACCGATTGGGTAAACGAAAAGAAAATGGATGAGAAAATTGAAGAAAAGGTAAACGAGGCACTTGCCAAAAAAGATGATGAAAACGAAGAGGAGTCC